TATCCCATGATGTTGGAGATGCCGTCAATATCGTCCCGTGTGTACACCTTGCCTTGGTCAGCGAGGTCCAGCATCACCTTGCAGAACTCACGGCTGGTTTTTTTATCCTTGTTGCTAAACCCTGCGGCCCATGAGTATTTGTAGCGGACCTCCAGCACGGGTTCGGCCACTTCCTTGATGTTTTTGGGCAAGCCCTGCTCGGCGATTTGGTCCACGGCACGGGCAATGGGGTAACGGTCTTTGGTAATCAAGTACGCCACCCGCTTTGCGACCTTGGCCTTGCTGACCCCGAACTCCTTGGCCATTTCTTCCACGGAGGCATCACGGTTCTTCTTGCGGTAGGCTTCAATTTTCTCGTCCAGTTCTTTTTCTTCCTCGCCCAGTTCAGCGAAGGCTTGACGGACCTGGTCGTCTAAGTCGGTGTCAAACCGCATTGGCTTGGAATGCATGACAACATAGTCGTCGGAACTGCTCCCAAACTTACTGGCGACCACCTGCAAGACCTTGAACTCTTCCTCGCCCCATCCGTAGTCCTCGGTGTCTTCCTCGCCCCATTGGGGTTCGCTGAACGCCTGCTCCTGCACACCCAATAGGGTGTTCACTTCTTCGGGGGTCAAGCCGAATCCAGCGGATAGCATCGTGCGGGCCATCTCCAAGGTAATCTTTTCCTGCGCATAATGGCGGACGATTCGCATGAGGTTTTGGTACTCACGGCCCGACAATTTCTTGATGTTGTCGTTGGAAGCCAACCCTTGCGGTGCAGTTGGTTCGGGGCTTACTTCGGTTGCCGTATCGGGTGCAAGCCCTTGACCTTCGGGCTTCGCAGGAAGCGATACAAGCGCACGGATTTCGTTTGGTGACATTGACTCCAGCACCTTGTTTGCAACGAGCGGAGAGAGGCTATTAATGGCCGTTATAACATCCTGCACGCTGCTCTCGGTCTTGACTTCAATGGCAGGCAATCCCGCCTTCTCACGCAGTTCGGTTGGTGTCATTGCTTGAATCATTGCGTTCTCGCTTAACTGCTCCGTGATGGGTTCCACAGGGATTAACTCCATACCTTCCACGCCGTTGAACGATCCGAGATAGTTAATCATCCGCTCCACCTTCCGCACTCGGTCGTTAACATAGGTGGCTTTGAATAGTTCGTACGCCTCCACCAGTTCCTGCCTGCCTCCCAGTTGGCCTTCGGTCTTCACTCCAAAAAGCATGGGGTTCACGACACGGTGCGAAATAAATATTTCCGACTGGATGGCCTTGTTCAAAATCTCAAACTGCTTGTCCATGTCGGACGGCGTGAGCGGTTCCAGCGTCGGGGCCTTGCTGACATCATCATTAAAAGTCACAACAAATCGGCCCGCATTGTCGGTACCCGAAAACTTGCGCTTGATTTGACGCTCAATGTCGCCCTGCTCTTCGGGCGTTGGGATTCCGTTGTTGAAGTTTATGAGATACCCACCCCAAAAGTTGTTCCGCAGGTTGTTGTTGTGAAAGTTCGCCACCTGCACATCCGCTTCAATCCACGCCAAGCCCCCCATGTATTCGGGCAGGGGGTAGGACTTCACACCTGCTGCGTACACCCTGTAATAGAACAACTGCTTACCGATTCGGTTGTCTGCATCAAAGGCGGGGATTTTCTCTACATCGCCAATCTTGGGGTAGAGTTGAATCATTGCGTCGTCGTACCAGTCAGCGACTTGAAACATCCGCTCGTCCTTGTCCACTCGGATTTTTTCAAATGGGATATGCTCCATTTTGGCAATGGTTCCCATCTTGTTCCAGGTCACGGCGACGGCGAAACCGTTGAATAGTTCAAGGTCCAAGACGAGTTTTTCCGTGATGTCGTTGAGGTCGTCATGCTCGCTCAACCCGTCAAAAAACTTGGCGTAGCGGGCCTGCTGCTCAACCGTCATCTTCTCCCCAGGTTGCCAGCCTCCGCCCACGATGTAGTTAACCTTCCCGTTCACAATAGCGTTGTGCTTGCTGCTTCGGCGGTAGTTGTCCAGCAGATAGTAGGGGTACTCGTTGAACGCCCCATAAGTGATGTACTTGCCCGCCTTGTTCTCCAACATGACGGGGACCTTGTGTTCAATACCCAGCCATTGGGTGAACGATTGTTTTATGCTGCTCATAGGGTATGGACGGTGAAGTTGAGGGCCGAAATCGTGATAGCACCGCCATCGCTCACGGCGTTGATGTAAATGGCAAATTCATCATTAACTGCACCTTGCAGGACGGCTTCAACCGTGACCGCATGGCCGTTTGCGTGAGCCGTGGTGATGTCGGTCATGGACTGCGGAATGATGGTTCCGTTCTTGGCGATATAGATGATGATTTGGTTGCCGTTGCCTTGCGAGAATACCATGCTTGCCGATACCCGCAAAGCAGCACTCGTCGTCCCTGTGTAAGTGATGGCGGTGGTTGTGCGGGTAAAGTTGTAGGTCGTCAGCAGTCCCGATTTCAGCGGGGTTGTCAACTTGACTGCACTCCCTTGGGTCGGGGTAAAGTTCTTGGATTCGTCCAGGTACAGGTTCGCAACGCCCCGTTCTCGGTCAAGGGTTGCGGTATCTGCGAGGTCGTCAAATAGTCCACCCACACGGGTAGCAGTATTGGCTGCGGCAGCGGTTTCGTTGGTGATGGTAGCGGCACTCGTCTGCAACTGCGTTCTTGTTTGTACGCTCATTGGAAGGTTGGGTCAAAGGTTTGGTCAAATATTTCTACATCCGACGCACCGAAGACGGTGTACTGGATGGAATTGGCGTAGGTGTTGAAGGTCAGCGATACTACCTGTACATACGCCAAGCCCGTTTCAACCACCGCAACGGATGCTGCAACCGTGCTACTGGTATCGTAAACTTCATAACGATACGACCCCGTTTCAAGCGACCCCACGGCAAGCGAAAATTTGTCATAGCGTTCGGTGTAGGAAGAAAGGTTGGCCGATTTCAGCAGAGTGAAGTCGGTGGTCAGGTTCTTGGCGATATTGGTAAGCCGCAAGATGTAACGGTCGCCCGTGCTGGCCCGCTGCGTCCAAGTGACGGCAATCGTGTTGGTGGTGTTGGGGGATAGATAAATCACTCTAACCCTAAATGTAGGATGCGCCCGAATTTCACAATTTGCGCCCGATGGCTCGGTAGAGTTCGGCCCTGCGTTCGGCGGTCTTGCTGATGTCAAAGCGTTCCCTCACATCCTTGGACAACTGCACAGCCAAGGAGCGAGCGTAGTCGGGTTCGTTCACAAACTTCCTCACGGCCTTGTACCATGCGTCCTTCTTGCCGTAGGGTATCAGCAGACCGTTGTGGCCGTGGGTGATTATGTCGGTGTAGGGGATGGTTTCGGATGCAATTATTGCCTTACCCATCCAGCCTGCTTCAACCACTTTCAACTCCGATTTGAGGCGGTTGAACTTGGTATCACGCAGGGGTGCGATGGTGGCGTTGATGAAATTGTAGCCACCCACATAGGAGTAAATGTCAGCGGCTTGGATTCTGCCGTAGTTCTTGTTCAGCCCACGGCAGGATAGCATCCGCTCGTAGTCATCGTAAACGGCGTTCCCATCATTCCACCCGCCAAGGTAAATCTTATACCTCCCGTCCAGCGACTTGTCGTGGGCAAGCAGTCCGAACGAATGCTCCACCAAGGCGATGTCTTCCTGATGCTGCGCCCCGCCGAACCATCCGATTTTAAACAGGTGCGGTTCGGGTTCTGCAGTCGTGTCGGGCAAGTATTGCTGATAAGCCTCGTAGGGTTCATTCGGCAGGATGGTGACGGCTTTGTTCAGCAGGCGAATCTTCTGCGCCAAGTGTTCGGTGGTCGTGGTCACATGGTCGGCCAAGCGGATGTGTTCACGAATCTGCTCATCCAACTTGGTGGACAAATAGTGTCGGTACATGATGTGTCCCGATTCAAGCACCCAGTAGTCATCGAGGTCCAAGATTACCTTCGCCCCAAACGCCGTGAGAGCCTCGTAAACCTTCCGAATTTGGTCCAGCGTGCCTTGACACCAAAGACGATTGAAAAGCCACACATCGACCGTCTTTAGGTCCTCGTCCTTGACATTGGCGATGTTGTCCACGCACACATAGTCGAACTCGGTGTAGTTGTCGCCGAGGTAGGCGTTCGGCATTTCCAGTC